CCTCAAAGGTACGATTTTTATTTAAGGCAACTTTGTCTATTCTTGGAAGGTAGTATTGATAGTCTAAAACAATATCGGAACCATTCTCTGGAATCTTTGGACCAGTCGTGGTTGAATCAACATCAAAAGTGACGGTGTTTGCTGTCGCTGGTGATGTCGGTACCGCTCTAACAGGCCTAAAATCAAGGCAATCTCTTAGCTCATAGGTTCTACTTGCCGATGGGGAAGTATATTTCGGTATAGTTCCGTAATCATACCCAATGTATGAATCAACATTAAAGTAGCCAGCACCTGAAGAACTAAATCGGTTATATTTGACCAGCAATGGTCCTGTAGGTGCAGAAACACCTGAGTTTAATTTAATAGCAGAGTGGTCATAATAAGAATCTTTTTGGCCATTTACTAATGTATACCTTGATGTAACATCGGTAGCATATGTTGTATTAGCCGTTGTAATAGAAAGATTATTAAAATCTAAAATGGAACTAATACTAATTACATCAGCAACAAATAGTGATTGAGCTAAGTCTGGTGTTTTAACAACAGTATTAGCCATAATATGTGTTTGGCCTTGAGCTGTATATAATATTACACCATTGTTTGCAAATATGCTGGTGCCACCGCTAGTTTGAATGGTACTATTAGCTGCAACATATGTTTTGGCTTTTGTTGTTGGATTAACCGAATCAATCGTTGCAATAATATTAGCAGTCATATTATTAGCATTGGTAACAGTAATTTTACGAATTGCGGTGTCAACTGAAAACAAATCATTAGAGATGATTTGACCAACAGTATATGGTGAAGTGCAAGCAGCTGTAACAACAATATAATAATTGTTTAATTCTGAATTGGTAGAACTAGCTGATGCAAGACTTTCACCAGAACCAACCGATAATGTTGGTGACAATGAGGTTGCAAAAGCTTGTGATTCATACAAACGCTTATATGAATATGAGAAATTGGCAATAGTATTCTGTGCAACAAACTGTTCGCCAAGGTCAAAGATTAATGGTTCTAAAGTTTGGTCAGTAATGATAGTATCAGCATAAATTGTTGCCATATCTTTTGATGCTGGTGCTATATCAGCAGCTGCCAATCTTGTGGTGCTGCTGGTAATAACCATGGACTTAATATCATTTACTTCAAAATCAATAGACCATGTAGAAGAACTATTTACATTGGCAATAAATGGTGCTGATAATTGAATTGTTTGTGATGCACCATTATAATTTGTAATAGTTTTTGATGTTTCGCCAACACCAGGGCCAGCAATAATTCTAAACTTAGCGCCAGTATAAGCATTATTTACAGTAGAATAAAATAAATTGCCAGATAATGTATTTGCAATTTGAATATAAGAAGTGTTTGTGGTTAAAATACCATTGTTACAATTTCCACCAGTAACAGAACCAACATTTACATCAAAAATGTATGTTCTATATTGATATGTAGCCGAATTGGATGTATTTGTTGCTGTTTCATATGATATAGATTTTACTCTTGCAGTACCAATCTTAGTGTTACTAATTGTGCTGGTTGTAGCTACATTAATAACAGCATTTGGTACACAATGTAAATCAATGGTTGAAAGAGTATTGATAGGAAAAGAACCATAATGTGTGTTTGAATACACATAGAATCCATAGTCAGCTGAAATCCTTTTTGCTGTTACTGAATCGGTTGTTCTTGGTTTATTAACTGAAATAAGTGTTGGTGCAATTGTTTCGTATTCATAACCATAAACATAAGCTTTTCCTGGTGATACAATAACATTTGCTTTTGCTGTATTGCTAGCATTTGTTTCCAGCGAAATCTTAAATGGTCTAACTGTATAGTTACCAGACTCATCATATGTTCTACGAGCAAGAGTATCTTCTAATACGGCATACAATGGATACCGATTACTGTAAATCAATTCTCCATCTTCAACACGAGCTAATTCAATAAACTGTGTGTCATCAATAGAATCTAATGTTCGTGTAGATAATACTGGATTAATTTTGTAGCGGTCAGCGCCAGGGGCTTGAAAGTTAGAAGCATCTTGTGCTGGATCTAACAATGAGGTGTCTGTGCTATATACAACAACTGATTCGGTAATTTCAAAACCAATTCGTGCATTAGCTGTTACATTATTATACTTTGATGTTGCAATAGATTGAGCATCATTTTTAATGAAGAATCCATCGTAATAGAACACACCTTCATTAACTGAGAATATTTGGCCTGTACCAACACCTGAAGTGGAAACATTTGCAAAAGAAGGTGCAGCTTCAACTGTTTGAATCTTTTCGCCAGCAGTAAATGCAGTACCGTAAAGCTGTTTAACCAGCAAAGTTTTTGGATCACCCGTACCAGCATCAGCATCATAAGCAACGACAACTTCACCACGCTTGCTGGCATCGCTATTAGTAATGGATAAACCAACAAAATTATTTGCAACAACAGCTGAACCAGCGTAGTCAGTATCTAATTTAAGGTAAGTAGCATCTTGAAGAAAGGTTTGGCCGCCAGTAACTAAAGAACCATTTTTGAATACATGAGAACCAAAGCGCTCAACTTGCTTTTGAAGAATTGTTTGAAGTTGTGTTAATTCACGAGCTTGAACAGCATAGCCAGGTTTGAATAACATCCGAAGAAACTTTTTATCTTCAGAATAATCATCGTAATATGGATTTATATTAAAATTGGTATTTAACGACATTAACTATTTTCCTTAGAATCTAATAACAAACTTAACATTTTCTGCTTGGCCGTCCGCTCTTGTAATTTTTGTAACATTTTCAGCATATAGAATGTCACCAGTATATGGTGCAAATTCAGGATCAAATGCTTTAACTACTGTTCTAGACACACCTGAAGTAGCACCAATTAATGTGCCGCCTACTGTAACTGTTCCTTGAACTTTGGTTAAACGCACCTCATTTGATGTTTGACTATTTACAAATCCATAAAAATAAGCACTATTAGCTGTTGCGCCTTGATATACAAACTCATCCAAGGTAAAATTTGCGCCAGCAATCAATGTCAAATTAGTGGTCTGAGATATAACCGTATTTGCATTTGAACTGACCAGCGGTGAGATATGACCATATTTATATGGATCCCTCAGAAGTCCATATTGCCTAAATGAAGTGGAAGTTGATATTGTTCCATTCTCTGTGGAATCTACTGCACCAATTCTCTCTACAATCATCACATTTGTGGCATCTAACTCTTTAGCTGGATTGTATCCATGGCCAAATTTTGGAGTAAGAATCACCCTAGTATTTGCTGTATTAGCTCCGGTTGCTGACCCGTAAATAGTAGCATTAGCATATGAGTAATTAATTCCAGGTACAGTAATCGTAATTTTTGCAATTGCGCCATTAGACACATTGGCTGTAGCGGCTGCTAATGTTCCATCACCCTCAATAAACACTCTGGTACTAAAGGTAATATTATTTCCTGTTCCACCACCAGCAGCTGCCGTAGCAGTTGATATGGTAATAGAACTTGTATTTTGATTTACTGCTGATATGTATGTTCCTGATGAGATACCTGTACCTGTAACTGTCATATTTGCAGACAGATTAGATGTATTAGCCAGCACAATATTGGTCACACCACTATTAAAAGCGGTTGCAGAGATGACTGGTTCAACATATCCTGAACCAGCATTTGTAACAATGATTGTTGTTATCTCACCATCAATTAAATCAGTTGAGCTAACATTATAATCTAATTTGCTGGTTGAGATAGGTGCTGGAATCCAAGCAGTTGTTAAAAACTTATTGGAAGGTTTGACATTATAGAGGTATTTCCAAACATATCCGTCAGCGGTGAAGATGGTGCCATTAGCCGTAGCATAGTCACCTGTTGGTTCTACTGTGGAAATTACATTTGCATTATTGGATAGACACTTGTATACATTTCGTGCCGTAGTCAAAGCATACATGGGTTGTATTACACCATTAGCTGTCAATAAGCTATCAAGGCTAATTTTATCATCATATTGTTTATATCTGGTGTTAGCTGTCCAGTTAATTCTTGGAATAACTAGCTCAACATCGTTTCCAGTAATCTTCTTTGCTGCAAACATATTGTCCCATGTAGATTTTTCATCAAAGGTGGAATCAACAATTGCTGGAATGGAAGCTTCGTTTGAGTAGGGAACATGGTTGCCAATGAACACATAACCAACTGTAGCTGGCTCTGGTTCATAAAAGGCTTCTTTGAATTGCTCTGCGTTATTGAACGAGAGTTTTTTTGATGTATATTGTGTTGGCATGGTTTAGTAATCTATTTATGTAACAATTACAAGAGTTTGGTCGTTTGCGGTTTGTGTAAATGCTGCTGAAACTGTAATCGTTCCATTGCTATAAATGCTATTGACAGTTCTAATTTCAGAGTTAACCGCAATCTGTGATCCAATAGTTAAAGTGCTGCGACTATTAGAGATATTAAATTTAGTATTAGTTCCAGTAACAAAGATGTTTCCAGTAGCTACATTGACGGTGCCAGCAACAGTATTAGCTACAGTCAATCCAGTTGTTGTTATGCTGGTGTCAATAGTTTTAACAATCTTATAATCAGCATACTCAATAAATCCTGCTGGATGAATCAAATTCTTAAATATTTCTTTGAACTTACTAAATTCAACAGCAGATGATAATAGGTATGAATAGTCCACATAGTATTCACGGCCTTGAATTACACGCTCAGAAGCAGAAAGAATACTATCTGAAGATGTCCAGCGACCAGGGAATGTAGTATAACTTTGTTCAACTTCAGAATTTGCTGTAGCAGTTCCGTCACCCTTTGAAGTTAAATTGATTTGTGGTGCAAATTCATAACCTTCACCACCATCTATAATACGAATCTTTAGAATTGCACCAGGATTTTGGTCAGCAGTCGCATATAGATTTTCACCATCACCCATCAATGCGATTACTGTTAGATTAGCACCAGCGCCAGCAGCTGAAGATATTGTAATTGTTGGCAAACGCAGAGCATTATAATTTTGGCCGCCAATAGGATATTCACCATACTTACCAATATTTTTATTTGTGGTAGAATACACAAAGTTAGCATTTACAGTTAATGATGTATTAGATGAAATCGTATTGATATAGCGGGACTCATTATTAATCATAATAAAATCACCAACACGCAAATCATCTTGAAATACCGTATTTGTTCCAAGAACTGTTACATTGACTGAACCAAATGTGTTAGCTAATCCACGAATTCTTGCTGGCTGTAAACTAACTCCTGTAATTACGCCGTTAGCAGAAACATTTCGTACCGCAGCTGCAGCACCAACGCCAAGTTTCATTGCTTGACTTTCTGTAAATGTTATTTCATCGCCAACCGCATAATTTAATCCACCATCATTGATTGCAATTCTACCAAGAGAATGTGTGCTTAAAACAGTATGCGTGGTGCCATTAGCTTGAAATGGTGCCGAATCAGCATCAAGTGTTGGTACAGTTGCAAATGTGGCATTAGCAAACAAAATAGCCACATTGGTAATTGGACCAAGACTAGTAACCGATTGAAAAGTAAGCGCATCAACAATTTTAGTGTTTACATTTTCACTAGCCACAACTGAAGCATTAAAACTATAATTGGCTGCTGAAATTAATGTGCTGCCGTAATCAGAAATTCTATCGGTATTAACAACAAAGAAAGAAGCTGCATTTTGGCCTGAAGTATCCACCGCATCAATAGCCAGCGTGAGCGATCCAGCACCAGTACCAATAACATTGACATTTGATCCTGTTTTGAATCCTGTGCCACCAGCTAATACACGAATTTGGTTAATAAATCCAGAAAAAGTTTCAAATACTGAGGCTGAAGCAAGTTGTGAATAGTTTCCACCTGTAATTACTACAGGATCACCAACATTGTAGCTGGCACCACCATTGATGATATTGATTGTTCGGAGTGTTGATAATCCTAATATTTCAACTTCAATTAATGAACCATCATCCGGATCTATAATGTTTACGGTTGCATTTTCACCACTAGTAAATGTTCCTAATAAAGTTTTTGTATTAATATATAATTCAAAAATAGGAACAGTATTGACTGTTTTTTGACCAACACGCTCAATAATAGCTGTAGCACCAGATATTAATCCAGTAATTTTTCTATTATTAAACAAAGCAAAATCAAAAGAACTATATAACACTTTAATTTTTGCAGCATTAGCTGGCGCAGTATTAAATATTAATTTTCTTGATTCTTTGCGAATATAATAGTCGGTAGAAAGTGTTTTCAAAACTCCATTAACATAGACACTAATTTCGTTTGTAGCCACCTGCTGGACTAGTTTGAATGTTTTATTTGTGCCGTTAGCTGTGTAATTGCTATAAATTGTTTTAGATATACGAAAGGCATTTTCAATTAACCATTTACCATCTGAAGCTCTAAGGATGTTTAGTTTGGGCTGAATGATTTCAACTTCTTCATTATAAAGTAGGCGAAATAAAAGCTTAAATGATTTTTCATTACCCTTTGCAAGGTATAAAGGTAATATGTGTTTGATTAAAGTTGCTTTACCAACTTCAACCTCTCTTGGAATTAATTCAGCATAAGTATTAAAAAAGTTTGATTCAAAGTCAGTAATTGAAACATCCACATCGGACACATAACGAAGGTTCTTAGATACTGTTATTAAATCGTTCTTTTTTGTGCCTTGCTTTGTTTCAAGAAATTCATAATAAGCTTCTAAAAAAGCAATAAAATTAGGATGTTCTTCACGAACAAACTCCGGTACCTGACGATTAATCAGTAGAGAAGTTTTTTGGTCAGACATTATAAGCTAATTTTTTCTAGTGTTGAGGATATGGATGCTGGATCATCCACATCAATTGAAATAATAGTATCTCTCGTTGATTGTAAATAACCTTTTTCTGCTTCAATAGTGAGCCTAATTAAACCATCATCAGACCCAATAGTCAAAAATCTAATATTGCTAATTGTTATGATACCATTATTATAATCAATGGTGCCAGCGTTTGAATTAATAATCTGCCGTTGAGCTAAGGTATCATAATAAATTGTTCTAAGTGTTCCTGTTCTACCATCAATTACAGCAACAGCTTCAGCACCGTAACCACTTCCGCCAGTAATGGCAACTGTAGCACGGGTATAATCAGTACCACGATTTGTGATATTGATAGTTTGTATTTTACCATTAACAATTACAGCTTCTGCTGTAGCACCCGTACCATCACCACTAATCGTAACTGTTGGTGTGGTAATATAACTTGAGCCAGCATTCGTTATTTGTATTTCAGAAACGCCTGTATATGATTGTGGAGTTTCTTCAAATTGTGCAGTTCTTATTGTACCAGATGTATCATAGATAGTAAATTGCGTTGAGGTTAACTTGTTTGTAATTGTGCCACGGTGAATTGGAACATTATATTTTATAACATAACTTACTGAATCATTTAATTGTGCTATAAATCTTTTTTGAGCTCGAGTTGTGGTTCTAACACCAATAATAGCATCCATATCAATTTTAGCAATCGCATCTTGAACATCTGAAGAAACATAAATGGTGCCAAATTTATTTAAGTTGGTTTCATTGTAATTTAGAACAGCTTGGCGAATATTTGTTTTTAATTGTTGCTCAGTTAAGATTGTTTTTTTAGGATCATACTGAACATCATTTTCTAAAATTAAATAAAGATATTCTGGATCCCGTATTTCAGTTTGAACAGAAACAATGGCTTTTGGAGAAATAATTTCATCAACAATTCTTTGTTTTTCTGTTTCAGAGATGTAATAATTTCCTTTTGGCTTTAATGCAACATATACCTTACCAAAAACTTTAGGAATTTCATCTTCACCACCCCAAACAGAGATTGAATCTACACTTGGATAATGGCTCTTAATATATGATTCATAATCTTTAACTGTAACCAAACGATTTTGTGTGGCATATTGAGCAGCTGAAGAATATTTAATTGAGTCCACCGATTCACGATTTGAACCGCCAGCAGCAACATTAACAACATCAACTGTAATATCTGTATATCCACTTATTACAAGTGCTGGCCTAAAACCATTAATCTTATTGCCAACGGTACCGTTTGTAACCAAATAACCCACATTGATTGTAGAACCATCAATAAGTGCTTTACCAATAACATCATCACCAAAATAAATCTCATAATTTCCATCTCTACCTTCTTGTAAAAAATAAACAAGAGAAGTTGAATCAACATCAAGTATTTCGGTTACTGGATTATAAACTTGTGTTGCAGTATTTCCTGAATTTGGTGTTACTGAAACAGTAATTGTGGAAGTATCAATTGTGCTATCAGGCAAAATGAATACAGATTTTGGATTTGAATTTTTAACATAATTAAAACTGTAACTTACCAGCGAACCTTCATAGATATCCAAATTTTCAAAATAAAATGCGGTGTTTGATTTTGTTACTTTGGCTTCTTTTAGAGTTACAAAGTTATAAGAAACACTATCAATAAGGTTAGAGCTAAATGTAAAGCCCTTAGGAATAGTTGCGGTCTCTGGAGTTGTAGAACCGGTTTCAACTGTTACATTGATTATAGATTTTGGTGCAGTAACAGAATAAGGAGTATATCCTAATGTTTTAGCATGAGAAACAACAGAATCTCTTAATAGTGCTGTATCTAAAAACGATTCATTAGCAACCATATTAAGATAATATGCATTATAATGTGTATTATATGCAAGTAAATCCATAAGAATATTCAAGCCAGCACCTTCAAAATCATAATCTTGAAATGTGGATTGTTGTTTTAGGTAACTCTTTAAGTTGGTCTTAATTTGGTCAAAATCAAGAGTTGAAATTTCTAAACGAGGGCTGGCCAT